CGCGCGTCAGATCGCTGTCATTGTTGAAATCCTCAGCCAAAGCAAGTTACTTCGACTTCTTATGGTTAGAGTTGGTTTTCCGTCTCAAAGTCTGTACAAATCGTACTTTCTTTGTAGCACGCATAGCCAGTTTCTCAGTGATAACTCTGTGTCGTAGGTCTCTTGGAATAAGCGCAGAATAGTCGTCTAGAGTAGTCCATAATTGGACTAATCGGTCGACTGAGGCGGTATCTACATACCAAACCCCTCGAGAACGATCTAGTCCATCCCGGATTTTCATCCGGTTCACTAGATCATTGATCTCGAACGCTGCCTTACAACCTTCAGTGGACATCTGATAAACAGATGACCAAAGCGCGGCTATAAACCGTAAACGGAATATAAAGCGGTGAGTGGGAGAATTCCCACTCGGGACTACAAGAGTCTCACCTAGACGAGCAATCCCATTGCTCTCAAATAATCTAGGACCGCACCGTGCCATAAATGACTTATAAGAGTCATCTATGAAGGTGTAAAGACCTTTCGCGATGGCCGATCTATCAATTTCTACTAAAGAAGATCCGTAAAGGGTCTTCTGAAGTATAGTTGATAGATTGAATCCGTTGAAGGCGATCAACCATTGAAGGACGAATCCTTGCAATGTTTGGGGAAGTGAGTCGATGTGACTCGTTATACGGGATTTCGCCCGATAACCTTTCCCATTCAGATCCAATAGGGTTGCCACAGTGACTTTACGCCACTGTGCTATTTTGGAACACAGTTCCATAGCAACATCTATTGACTGTTTTGCAACAGCAAACTCCTTCCAGGATAACGGACTTACATCTTCAAAATTGAAGATGAACCGTTTCGCGAACTCGGCAGAACCATTATGAGAGATGAGGGATTTTGTTAAATTTACCTCAACTCCCAGCTCCTTCATAATCTGAAGGTAATGGTCGGCAACGTAGCGATCTCCGATCACTACGTCGTCGCCGAGCACAGCATACAAAGGAAACCAATGGGACGGAGCACATTCAGGGTTAGACACCCTGAATGCGCGATGGTAAGCCATTTGGACAACCAAATGGTGGGTCATGTTGAGCATACCCCATGAGGAGTAAGCTCCCATGGGTTGCCCAACAGCATAACGCAGTGTTTCCGCGTTAGCCACGAATTTCCGAGCCACTAAAGGCACGGAAAAGTCGCGGTTAACCAATATACGCCCCCATAAGTCACCAAGTCCAGAGCCAACCATAAGGTTGAGCACTGTAACTTGAATACTTAAGGGTACTCTATCCGTAGCAGCTGATAGGTCGAAGGAATACAAATCTGTATCACCTCGAGCCTTCAGCTCTGCCAACAAAGCTTTTAAGGGCTTCGTTTGATCATGAGTCCCATCTTGGGGAATCATACGGAATAGGGCGTATAAAGCCTTATGCAAAGGTGCCATAAGCCACTGCGTCCACGGATCCAACATCGCAAATACTCTAACTTTCCCTGCAGGTTCTTGCTTTAACGCAAGACGACCTATCCATTTAGGGTATTCCCCAAGTGGTAAGGCCGGCAAAGTGAACGTGGTAACCACTTGGAGAGCTTTCGCAAACCAAGCATTACCCGTTAACTCTGCATATGCAAGGAAGTCCAACCAGATTTCACTGGTTGCGAGTATTTTCGCTGAGAGCACAATTGACTCCCAGCTATGCGATGTGTATCCTAATACCTTCGAACCGTGATAGGTTCCATCTCTTTTCATTTCCGAAACAGACCGGACCGTTGGGCCCGATTTGAATATAGGAAATAAGGAGATCGGTAAAGAGATTACTCTCTGAACCAGAGTATTTAACGTTTGTTGAACGTTAAATACCGGAGCCTTCGCGTCCAAGAGTTCATCCAGCTTGAGTTGTTTCTTAAGCAACAATAAAGAAAGTTGCAAAGATTCAACCCACTCTAGATGAAAACTTGATACATCCACCCCTGGTTCAGTAATAGTACTGAACTTCGGGACGCCGGGATACTCTAGGACTCGATAGAATCCTAGAACTGTCATCCAAAACTGAATGACATTCCGGTCACCTTTCTTTATGAGGTGACGATGTATCGGAGGAATCACTATGGGAAGACCTGACTTATTAAGTCGGATCTTCTGACCATCTAAGGGTTTTGTCCCTCGGTTACCAGCGCAATACTGCATAAGCAGCATTTGCTCCGCTTTCATTCTTTTTACAAGGAATGGAATCCCATTCTTACGGGCCAAGGATACTGCTTTTCGGAAAAATCGGTATAACCCGATTATCCAAAGACTACCAACTCTTCCCAATAGAACTTGAGCCAGGTTCACACCGTGACCCACGAGGAATCTCCACTGATTTCTCAGCAGAAGGCCCGAGTAATCGGGTACTTTGACACTTAGGTCTTTGGCGAGTTGCATCAAATGATGTAATTTTGTCATAACCTAATAGTTGTCGGGTACGAGATTATTCGCCCGGTTTCCACCTTTCGGTGGGCCGCAGGCCCCTCTAGCAAGGCTTGAGTCCATGAGCGCCCCCGAAGGGCCCATGGAACTCTCGGGAAGAACTGATATCTTATCAGTAGTTTGGTGTATCCAGCCCACTTTCGTGTTTTGATACCCAGGAACCTACTTGACCGATATTCAGCTCTCACTCTACGAGCTGCGTATCCGCTCAACAGTGGTTTCTCAGGTGATTGCAGGTTCTAAACTGCTTTCAACCTCACTCCTTTCGGATTTGGGTTTATTCCTCGATCCGAAGATTCGAGTGTTAATGCCAAATTAAGAGGCAAAT